GCAACTGTATTGCACCAGAATAAGAATGGTGGCGATTCCAGGGGCCACATTGGAACAGAATTAAATAACAAGGCAGAAACAATTCTGCGGATCACTAAAGATGAAACAGATGGTTCTGTATCTCACATTGAAGAAGTGTTTGGAAGGGGTAAAGGATTTGAAAAGTTTTCTTTCCAGGTTTCTGAAGATGGGTTGCCAGAAGTGTTAAGTGATTATAATATCAAAACAGATATTGCTGCACCATTTTAAAAAATTATGATTAGAGATATAAAAATTGATATAAACAAAGCAACATCAATATGCCTTCGCTATGGTTTCAAGGTCTATGCGGTTGGAATTACCAACACTTCATTTGCAGTGGAAGTAATGAAGCCAGATGGTTCTTTGGTTCGCTATGAAAAGCTATTGACTGGCAAAACTATTGCGTGGGCGGTTAGTAAAACATACAAGGCGTATGCCTTAGACATTTTAAATAAACAACAACAACAGAATGCCAACACAACCAAAGCCTAAAAAGAAGCCGTGGACACCGGACCGGGTGCAGCACCAAAGAGTGAAAGACATGCGGTGGTTTTACAACAGTAGAACCTGGAGAAGCTTTTCTAAAAATTACAAAGTAAGGAATCCAATTTGTAAATCGTGTGAAGCATCTGGAATGTATGTGCCAACAAAGGTAACAGATCACTTGAAAACATACGAGTTGGAACCGTTGGGGTTTGATTTGACAGCGTTGCGGGATGAATACATGCAACCATTGTGTAAGTCTTGCCATGATTCTAAAAGTGGAAAAGAGGGCCACCGGTAATTCAATGAAATTGCGGGGTATGGGGTAAAATCGACAGCATCGAAACCATCTGTACATCGCCTATAAGTGATAAAAATAGTTAAAGTAAAATCTAAGATAGAGGGGGGTAAAGATATGGAACAAAGAAAATTAGAGGTAAAACATAACGGCATTGGAAAGGTGAAAAGCCTTTCGCCAGATCAAAAGAAGTTGTATGATATTCTGTTAAAATTGCCGCGACCGCCGCGTGAATTTAATTTGACTAAAGATCAAAAGAAATGGTGGAGTTGGTTCGCAAAGGAGTTTCTAAGTACAAAGAAAATGGTCCAGGGTGATTTGATTCACTTACAAAATGCGGCATTTTCTTTGGACCAAAGAAACAAGATCATTGCAAAAATTAATAAAATAAATTCTGCAGATGTTGATGGCGTGGAAGGTTGGGTGCAAACGTTTCCAAATGGCACCAATAATGTTTCCGGGTATCAAAGTTCGTATGATAAAGCCACGAAACAATTGAATGATATTTCTGAATATTTTGGCCTGTCTTTTGCGCACCGCCAGAAAATAAACAATCCTGCAGCTGGTGGGAATGGCCAATTGAATTTGTTGGATGAAATTAATAAAATGCTACATCAATAAATGAAAATACCAAATCCACTTTCTTTATCAATTCCATTTCAATATGCAGCAGATGTGAAATCTGGAAAAATTGTTACCGGGTTGCGCATCAAACAATCCATTGATCGTTTTTATAGATTGATTGATGCTGCAGATGAAAAAGGGTATTGGTTGGATTCTAAAAAAGGTTTTGCAGTGATCCGGTTCTTTGAAAATTTAATCAAACATACCAAAGGGAAATCTGCAGGCATGCCTTTTCTTTTGTCACCATATCAGCAATTTACTTTGTTTAATTTATTTAGTTGGAAAACCACCAATGAAGAAGGGCGGGAAATTAGATTGATTAGAAATGTGTATGAAAAAGTTTCCAAAAAGAACGGAAAAACGGCACTAATGGCTGCGCTTTCATTGTACATCATGGCGTTTGATGAAGAACAGGGTGCAGAAGCGTATGTGGGTGCTACTAAAGAAGAACAGGCAAAATTGTGTTTTAGTCAAGCATCAGAATTTATTAATAAAAGTACTTTGCTGCAGGAAATTGGATTCAAAGTTTTTCAAAAAGAAATCAGATACATTCCAACAAATTCATTCATGAAGCCTTTGGGTGGGGATTCAAAAACCCAGGATGGTATTAATTCACATTTAACGATTATTGATGAATATCATGCGCACCGGGATGATAGTGTAAAAGAAAATTTAGAATCTTCATCTGCAGCAAGATTGCAGCCTATTACGTACACAATTACAACTGCAGGAACCAATGTGCATGGCGTTTGTAAAAATTTTGAAGATGCGTGTGTTTCTATTTTGGAGCAAACTTCTAAAGATGATACTTTTTTAATAATGATGCATGATCTGGACAAGAATGATGATTGGGAAAATTCCAGGGTTTGGCAGAAATCAAATCCTAATTTAGGAATAACGGTTTCAGAATACTTTTTAAAATCAGAATATCAAAAAGCAAAAAATCAACCTTCTAAAATTCCAAACTTTAAAACAAAGGCGTTGAATATGTGGGTGGATGGTGTTTCTGAATGGATACCATCAGAATATTGGGATAAATGCATGGTGCCAATAAAAGAAGAAAATTTTGCAACGTTTGGAAATTCTGGTGGTTTGGATTTGTCTACGACTATTGATATAACTGCATACGCAATGATATCAGAACCAGACGAAATGGGAATTCGTGATTTGAAAGTGTGGTGTTTTTGTCCATTAGAAACCATTGAAAAAAGAAGTAAAGAAGATCGTGTTCCATATAAATATTGGGCCAATTTAAAAAGAGAAAACGCAGTGGATGCTGCAGATACTTATTTGATCGCTACTGAAGGAAATATGGTTGATTATTCTGAAGTTGAAAAAGTAGTGATCAACCAATACTATAAACATACAACACGGCATGTGGAATATGATCGCAAGTTTTCTGGTGCCCTGGTGCAAAATTTAATGGCAGAAGATATTGAATTGGCGCCTTTTACCCAAACATTAATGAATTACACTTCACCAACAAAAGAATTCATGCGCCTGGTGATGTCTGGAAAATTAAGAGTTGGAAACAATCCAATTTTAAAATGGATGATTTCTGGCTGTGTTGCTATTACAGATACGAATGAAAACATCAGAATAGATAAAAGCAGATCCACAAAGCGAATTGATGGCATTATTGCAAGCATTATGGCTTTGGCCGGTACTATGACAATTGAAGAAAACACAGATTCAAAATACAATGATCCAGGAGTGGAACCGTTTTTTGGATAATAAAAATTAAATTTTAAGTTATGAATTATTTTATCGCGTACAAGTTAGACAGTACTAAAAGTTTTGAAAAATGTTTTAAAACAGAAGAAGAAATGTTGGAACATGTAATGCTACTGGCAGACAATGATATTGGAAATTATTCAATTTTTGAACAGGTATTTTGAAAAAATTAATATTAAAAAAACAAACAAAATGAAATTTGAAACACTAAACAAAAGAGTGATAATCTGGGCAAATAATAAAGGCATTTTAGACAAAGCAACTCCTTTAACGCAACACTCAAAAACACAGGAAGAAGTTACCGAATTAAAAGAAGCGCTTTTATCCCAGGCAAACAGTTTAGAGTCTTTTGTAAATTCAAAAGGTAGTCACAAAAATACACAAGAAGAAATTGAAGATGCAATTGGAGATGTATTGGTTACAATATTTATACAGTGTAAGTTGCAAAGTTTAAACCCCTTAGATTGCCTAGAAACTGCTTTAAATATAATTGAGAAAAGAAACGGTAAAATGCTGAACGGTGTTTTTGTTAAAAATTAAAATTATAAGCACAAAGGGGTGGCGTTTAACTTTAAAAATCGTCGCTGGTTATTTTGTGGCGTACGCCCCTTTTTTATATAAATAAGTATGTTTACTTAATTAAAATTATACATGAATAAAACGAAAACAAACACATTGAAAATATTAAAAAAATTTAGTGAAACTCTTTTAATTATTTTAATAATGCTAGGAACACTAGCAGCCTTTTCTTTTTTGCTATTACCTTCTTTAAAATAAAAAAAATATGAAAAAAACACGAAAAGAAAAGAATCAAACAGTGCATACAATTTCTGTTCTATGCAGTTTATTGCTAGAAAATATTGATAAATTATCAATGCATTCTAATAACCAGAATAGGGATGATTTTAAAAATCACTTGTCGGAATTGGAAAAGGTTTGTGAAATAATTATTGATGATTCAGCGGTTAAGGAAGTAAAAAACAGCACTTATATTCAGCAGATGGTTACTAGATTAGATACTATAATAAGAAAGAACTATAGGGATATTTAACCAGGCAGATCTTCTGGAAATAATTACAGCACCATTGACACCGTTTAAATAACAAATTGCATTTCAAATGAACCAGAAACAAATCGCAGAAAATTATGAAAAAGACATCAATGCACAGCTTTCACATTTGATGAAACAACTGGCAACACCTGCCGCTTTTTTAAAATATTATTTCAGAATACTTCCAAAATGTAAGTCGCAAAAGGCGGCTTTTGATATCGTAAATTTATTATATCTTTTGGTTTTTGATGAAGAAAAATATGCTTCATACAATTCATTTCGCCAGGTTAAAAACTCACATTTTAAAAAATAAATATGATCACAGAAAAAACAAAAGTAGCACTGGTAATTCATTACTTTTTAACAGAACACAACAATACTTCACCGGCCATTGCAAAGTTGCTGCACATGGTAGATGGCCATGAAATTAAAACACCGCGGGTGGACCGTATTATTACTAAATATTTATCAAACAAAACAGTACATGAATAATTCTTTAAAACTAATTTTAATACTTTTATGCACATTTGCTGTTGCATTTTCAACTTCTTTATTATTAGAATTTAAAATCTGCAGATCTATAGAAAGGCGCATTTTAATAGATTCTTTTATCCTGGTGCAGCTCTTTTTGGGTTGGCTCATTTTCAAGGCCGCAATGCTGCCTAAATAGGGTAACAAATATACACATTTTAACTGCTTGACCTTCGCACCTTTACAGTGACAAAATCATTGTATATATGTTGTTTGAGGCCTTGCAGTTAAATTCATTAAAAAGATCAGGAACCAACGTTTCTAATGGTAGCCTGTTTTCTAGCGTGTTTGGCGGTAGTTCAGAAACAAAATCTGGCGCACAGGTGAACAGCAATTCAGCACTTACTTTGTCCGCTTTTTATAATGGAATTACCATTCTTTGCAACGACTATGCAAAGCTTCCAAAACATGTGGTTCAAAAAACTGCAGACATTTCAAACCGACTTTCACAGCATCCTGTTGATTATTTAATCAATCAACGGCCCAACCAATACATGAACGCTTTTGGTTTTGATGCTATTTTGATGAAAGCAGCCATTTTGAAAGGAAATGGATATGCAGAAAAGGTGGTGAACCAGTTTACTGGTGCGGTGGAATCCATTCAATACATAGACGAATATTATACACCGGTAATTGTTAAGAAATTCGAAAATCAATTGTTTTATCATTTTGATGGTAAAGTAATTCCTGCAGCAAATATGTTGCATTTCAGAAGTTTGTATTCTGAAAATGGCATCACTGGAATTGGGATTGTTACCTATGCCGCAAAATCTTTGGGGGTTGCTTTAAACAGTCAGGAATTTGCGCAGGAATATTATGCAACAAAAGGAATTGGCACTGGTATTGTAACATCAAACAAGCAGTTGGATAATTCTGCAAAAACAAGAGTTTCTTCCGCATTGTCCGCTTCTTTAAGTGATCAGAAAGCGTTTAAAATTGCGGTTATTGATGAAGCGCAAAGCTTTCAACATATCAAATTAAGTCCGCAGGAATCCATGTTTTTGGAAACCAACAAACAGGCAGTTGGTGAAGTGGCCCGCTGGTTAAACATTCCTACTTTCAAATTAAAAGACACAGAAAACCAGAACAATTCAAACATGGAGAATCAAAGCATTTCACATGTTTCAGATTCCATTTTGCCCTGGTCCATGATCAATGAACAGGAATACTGTGCAAAATTGTTTTCGGAATCTGAAAGAAAAGCGGGAATCCGTATAAAATTCAATATTAAAAGTTTATTACAATCAGATTCTAAAAGCCAAATGTCTTGGTATTTGGGCATGATTTATTCAGGCGCAATGACCAGGAATGAAGTGCGTGAATTAGAGGGATTAAATAAAATTGAGGGATTAAGTGAACCATTGACAGCGGTGAACTTGCAAACTCTAGAGCAGATACAAAAAAGTTTAAATACAAATGATGAATAAAGAAAATCAAGTAGTAACCAGGGCCGCATTTTTGCGTGAAACCACAACAGAAATGTTGGAAAACCGGCAGGTGGAATTTGTGATTTCATCTGAAGCTGTAGATTCTTATGATACCGTTTTCAAAATGGATGGCTGGGATTTAACCAGGTATGAATCAAATCCAATTGTGTGCTATCAGCACAAATCAGGTTCAGATGATCCAGACAATATCATTGGAACATCACAGGTGCGCGTGGAAGATGGCAAATTAATTGGCCTGGTAACTTTTGAAGATGTCGCAACAAATAGCAAAGCAGAAAAAGTGTTTCGTAAAATACAAGCGGGAACTTTGAGAATGGCAAGCATTGGCGCACGGCCATCAGAATACAGAATGGGAATTGAAGCCAATGGTGAAGATAAAGATGTGCTGTATTTCACACGCCAGGAGTTAATGGAATGGAGCGTGGTCAGTATTGGATCGAATCCAGATGCTTTGAAAAGAAATGCAAGCAGTGTGGCAGAAATTAGAAAAGATTTAATTCCTGAAATTCCTGCAGCAAAGCCAGAAGAAAAAGAGTGCAGAAGTGTTCAAGAAGCACAGTTGATTATTAATAAAAATAGAATTTAAAAAATGAAAAGTTCAGTAGATTTAAAACAAGAGCGTGCTTCTTTAATAGATGCACAGCAAACATTAGCAAATTTAGCTAAAACAGAAGAAAATAGAAATTTCACTACTAATGAAGCAACGCGCTTTGATGGTATCCAGGAAGAAATTGATGCAGCATCTGTGGCAATTACAAGATCAGAGAAATTTGAAGCTTCGCAGGCAAATAGATCTGCAGCAGGAATGAATGTGAAAGCACCAGATGCGATTGTTGCAACTAAAAAAGAAGAACGTTTTTCTTTTATTCGTGCAATAAACAACGCAAGAAAAAACAAAGAGCAGACAGGAGCAGAAAAAACTTCTTTAGATTCAGGATTGGCAGAAATCAGATCAAGAGGATTGAACGTGCCAGAGGGTATTTCTGTAGCAATTCCATCTGATATGTTGGTTGCAAATCGTGATCAATCTGTTACTGGTAATTCAGGAACAAAGGGTGGTGAATTTGTAGAAACTGAAGCTGCAGTGCAAATGCCATTGTTGCCTTCTTTGAAATTAGAAGAAATGGGTGCAACGGTAATGACCGGATTGCAAGGAAATTTGAAATTGCTTTCAGGTGATGAATTTACATTCAATTATGTAGGGGAAAATGAAGAAGTTTCACCAACAGATTCTGTTGTTGATGGTGTAGAATTGAAGCCAAGAAGATTGTCTGGAGTTGTAGACATTTCAAACCAATGGTTGATTCAAACAACACCTGCAGCAGAAGCACATGTAAAAATGTTAATTGCAAACGGAATTCAGTCTGCTTTAACATCTGCTTTTATTAATGGAGCTGGTGGAAATGCGCCAACAGGTTTATATACTAGTATTGCAACAAACGTTCAGGCAGGTACTGCAGGAACAGCAACGTGGTCAGATGTAGTTGGCTTGGAAACTTTAATTCAAGCAGCAAACGCAACAGAACAAAATTTATATTATTTAAGTGATGCGCCACTAATGGGGTCCTTAAAAACAACTGCAAAAGATGCAGGATCTGGCATTTTCTTGTCAGAAAATGGAATGCTGAATGGTAGAAAGCACATTGCTTCTTCTTTGGTTCCAGCTTTAGATGCAGGCGCAAGTCACCCATTAATTTATGGTGATTTCGGACAGGCAACAATTGGTTTCTGGTCTGGTGTTTCTTTTATAGTAGATCCATTAACGCAAGCAACAAAAGGGAAAACACGTTTGATTTTCAATGTGTACAATGATGTTGCAATTGCGAATGAAAAAGCTTTCGCAATTAGAAAGAATTTTACAGTATAGTTTTTTTATAGTGTTTTGAGTTAATTGAAAAGGCCACCGTTGTAATGGCGTTGGCTTTTTTATAAAATGAATTTAAAGTTTTTAAAATGTCAAAAAAAGTAAAAGTAAAAATATTGGTTCCTGTAGCGGGTAAGTTTTTGCTGTCAAGTACCGTGGGTGATGTGGTTTTATATCCAGCAGGATTGGCCGCTGAACTTATTGAATCAAAATATGCAGAAGCATTTAAGGCTTCAGTAGGTAAAAATCAAGATTAAAAAAAAATAAAGAATGGCTTTAATTATAGACGTTGCACATGCAGTGCCACAGGTGGTGGTTACTCTTGCAAAGGCGAAGAAACAAATGCGTTTTGATGATGCAGATGCTGCGCATTTAGAAGATGAATTGATTCAGGTCTACATTGAAGCTGCTGTAAAAAAAGCAGAAAACTTTATTGATTCAGAAATCACAGAAAAAAAGTACGAAATAAGGGGAAAATCTTTTGCGGATGTTCTGACATTTTCAAGACAAAAAATACAAAAAGTAACTGCGGTTACTTTCAAGGATACAGCTGGAGCGTCACAAACTATCAATGCAGAAGATTATCACCTTTCAACTATAGATAAATACGAAAATAAATTTTCATTTAATGAAGATTTTGAATTGCCAGAGGTCAAACCATATACACCAGATGCTGTTTCATTATTTGTTACGGTTGGATATCCTTCTGGAAAAGTTCCAAAAGATATGCAGGTGGCTATTTTAATGCTGGCGTCTTCTTACAATGAAAAAAGAGAAGATTCTATAAAAGACAAAACCACTGCAGGAGAAAATTTATTGCAACCATACCGCAAATACTAATGAAAAAAACTGCTATTGGCCAATTAAAAAGGCGCGTGCAAATTGTAAAAGAATTTCAAACTTCTTCTGCATCTGGAACGCCAACATTCACAGAAGAAGTGGTGAAAAGTTGTTGGGCCAAACAAGATGAAATGCAGGGTTCTGAAGATGAAGATGGCCGGGTGCGCAGTTTGTTTTCTACTGTTTTTATAGTGCGATATGATGCATTAATAATTAAAGGAAAAGCTTCTGAAATGATGGTGATTGATGAAGATGGGTACAAATACAATATTGTTTCAGTGATAGAAAAAAGCTTTAAACAGTATTTGCAAATTAATACAGTCAGACGTGGATAAAAGCTTTGTTGAAATAAAGGGTTTTGCAGAATTGAATAAAAAAATCAAGTCTTTGGCCAATGACAAGGTGAAAAGAAAGGAAGTGGTTAAAATATTGGGACAAGTTGCCAATACTACTGTGAAAGCAGCAAGGCAATTGGCACCAACAGACAGCGGAATTCATGTGCGGGGTAAAGTTTATAAAAGAAAGAAGCGGCAAGTGCGTAATGTGGTGGTCCAAGAGAATTACACCACTGGGTTTGCTAGAAAAAGTATTGGTAAAAAAATACTTAGAAAAGCACGAAATCCAATGCTGGTGGTGAGGCCAAAAGACGTTGCAATTAATGGACAGAAGAAATATGGTGGTTGGTATGTTCGGCAAATGGTAATTCGTGGAACCAAATACATAAAATCAAATCCTTTTATGGACAAGGCAATTGCACAAACAAAAGGAAGGGTGAATGCAGATGGTGTGGTGAAGTTTGAAAGATACATACAGAAACAAATTAACAAATTAAACGTATAAATGTTATCAAATCTAA